AAGCAACAGGGAAGACGGAAAAGGAGAAATTGTCCATTTTATCCATGCCTGATACCCCATTTCTTTTGCGAGTGCCAAAGAGCATAACTCTCAATCAGCACATTCTGCCTGGAGTAAGCCGATTATATCACATAAAAGCTCTAGAATCAATAAAGTCAGCTGAAAGGCCCTCAACCGCCCTCGTTCGAGGCATGGCCGCAAAAGTTCAAAAGCCGGGCTGTCCGCCGGCTGGCTTCGACGCCTGTGTGACATCCAGCGTACTGCCCGGCTCCGGGCATACTCTGTGCATCGTGGATACCGCTCCAGCCACGGCGGCCTGACCGACGGCTACGCCGGCATTACCAGGGAAATGGGGACGGTGGCCGCTTATTTCCAGAAGAAGGTCCTGCGGGAGGTGCCGGAGGGAGAAATCTATAAAAATTTCCCTGCCCTTTGGAAGGAGTGCGGCGACCGGGCCAGGCCTCTGTAACACGATTTCTTGACAAAATCATCAAACTATCCCTACTCCAGCTGGATACCGCGAAATACTTTTTCCAGCTGCGGAATAGGGGCGCTATGCTGGACACATCGCACGGGGCGGCGGCGGTAGATGCTGTAACAGCCGTTGCAGGCCAGACAGGCGCTCTCATCCAGCTCCCCTGACCGCAGTCTGGCCACAAAGTCCGGCTGACAGATCAGGGCCCGGCTGAAAGAAACAAAGGGAATTCCTGCCGCAAGTACCTGCTCCGCATCCGTACGCGAGAATATTCCCCCCACCAAAATCAGCGGGAGGGCAGTGCTTGCCTGTGCGGCGGCGGCCTCCTCCAGATACTGGTTGTTGTTCTGGATTGCCTCTTTGAGGTCGTTCTGCTCAATTTTGGCCTTGTTGATCTGCTGCTTCCACTCCTGGACACTCTTAGCGGCGGCATAATTCGATGCCTCCGCATCCTCCTGCGCCTTTTTCCAATTATTCAGTTCTTTTGTCAGAGCCTGCTGCTCAGGCCGGGTGTACTCAGCGGAGCTCTTCAGCGCCTCCAAAGCGGCACTGCATTCTTCCACCTTTTTCCCAGCCTCAGCAGCCGCATCTGCGTATTTTTTCTGATAATTCTGGGAATTTTCCAGGGCTTTTTGTAGTTCTTGGACCTTAGCCTCCTGTTGAGTGTGCATATCAGCCAAGACCTTGCCCTTTTCCGTCAGGGCCTCCATGGAGTTGGCGTTGCCCCTGAAGGAGCTCTCCACTAGAGCCAGCGAGGACTTCAGTGTCTTCAGCTCCCCGTTGCAGGCGGAAATGGCCTGTTTGTACTGGGCCTCCCCCTCTATGGCCATTCTGGTGGATATGGTGCGTATCGCCATCAGTCATCCTCCTCCCGCTTCCGCTTCTGCTGGTGGGCCTGGACATACAGCTCCCAGAGGTCCCCGGCCTCACCCGGGGTAGACAACAGTGTCTCCCGCCGGGTGAGGCCGCACAGGACCCCGATCCGGATGTAGTGGGACCTGGTCACCTTGTTTTTTTTTGCTCGTTCAGCTCCGACAGGCCCAGATCGACCTCATCGTTCTCCGGCCTGATCTCCCGGCCATAGCCCAGAGTAATGGCCGACACAACCGCCAGCTTCAGCCGGGCCAAATCTGTGGGGACCATGGTGACGGCGATATCTTCCGCACTGCACAGAGGCTCCGGCTCATACCCCATACTCCGGCGGCACAGCTCCCCCTGCTCCGCCAGGATGGCAGCGGCCCCGCAGACGGCCTCAAAGCCGATCCTGGAGTTGGCCTCCATGGTGTCTGTCAGCTCCTGCGCACCGCCAAAGCGCTCCTCGATCTGGAACATGGCCTCCACGGTGAAACAGAGGTGCCGTTCCCGTCCGGCCAGATTAATCTTTACTGCCTTCATGGCTTACCCTGCGGGCTGGTCGCCGCCGGAAGCAGGCATAAACCGGCCCGTCACCCAGGCGATGGCCTCCTCCTCCGTGTCGAAATCCTCCGTGATCCGCCAATCTCCATTGGCGGCGGCGAACACCGTAAAGGTGGTGGAGCTGGTGCCGAAGGTGATGCTGTCGGTCTTGGTACTGGCGGAGTCGTTGCCCAGGGACGCCTTGACGAGGGGATGGAAAACTCCCTTGTACAGCACTTTCCGCTTCCGCATGAGCTTTTTGTAGTACGCCAGACCGCCGGACGGGGGATCATCCTTGGTGTTGTAGTGGACCGTCTTCTCCTCTACGGTGGTCCCGTAGACGACCGACGCTACCGAGTCGATGATATCATCGGTCTCCATGGTCAAAGAGCCGCTGGCGAATTCCTCCACGCTCTCCGCCAGCTCGTCATCGGCGTAGAGCTTGCCGGAGGCCATGGTGATGGACAGGTCTGCCTTCACCAGCCGCCCGATCTTCACCGGCTCTCCATCATAGACCGGGAGCTTACCATCGGGTTCCTCCTTGACCTTGCAGAAATAGGGGTTCTTTGCTCCAAAGCTTGCCATAATTTCTTCCTTTCCCTAGAATCCCATGGATTCCAGCCATTTGTTATACTCGGTCTCTGCCGCCTCGATAGCCTTCTCCCGGCACTGCTCATTGGCCTGCTGGATAAAAGGCCGGGGCGGCTGACCGCGTTTGCCGTACTCGTTGAGAAATGCGATCTCCGCGTTGCTGGTGGGGCGCGGTTCCTTCTTGCCCCGGACGCGTCCACTCTTGAAGCCGATCTCGATCGATCTTCCGTCTTTGGACCGTCTGACACGGCCCTTGGTGATGGAAGCGGCCAATCTTCCGGTGGCATACTTCCCGCGCAGTATCGATTTTGCGGTCTTCTTCTGCGCGTTCACGATCACGTCCGCTGAGGCATGGAGCATCTTATCCATCACATCATTGGGAAGCGCTCCGGCATTCAGAAGTTCATCAAAATCAAACAGCCCATCCACGCTAAATCTCGCCATCCACTTCCACCTCCTCCACGATCTCGCACTCAAACACCAGGTGCTGTCCCTCCTGGTCGCTGGCGTCGACACACCTGGGCCACGTGAACCCCGCCCGGTGGAGGGCCTGCTTGGTCTGCCTCTGCCGTTGGGTGTAGTTCCCGTCCAGCGGGGCGAAAAAGTGGACCGACACCTGCCACACCTCGCACCCCGGCTCATCGTCGCCGAAATCGTCTCCACGGGAGGACAGGGCAAAGGTGTAATACCGGGGCGGGAGCTGATCTGCGGCGGCGTACAGCAGATTCGCCTCCACCGGGTCCCCGAACGGACCCAGCGCCGCCTTGAGCTTCGCCTCCACGCTCACCGCGCCGCCCCCTTCCGCTGCACCGTGACCTCCAGCCAGCAGTGCCGGTCCTCCACGTCGTCCACGCTGATGACCTCATAGGGCACCGGGTCCCGGCCCTTGTACACCAGCATCGTGGGCTGGATGCGCGGCGAGTAGCGCATGGTCAGCGTTGCCGGTTGCCGCAGTTGCAACTGCATGGCGGAGAAGACCTCCGCACCGTGGGCGTTGACCCACTTGCAGTGGACCGGGACCTCCCGGCCCGCGCCGTCCTGGAAGACGGGCTCCTCCCTCACCCGGGGGTAGCACTCCTCGTCCGTCTCCTTGATGACCTTTCGGAAATACACCAGGGTCCGCAGCTCCCCGGCGTTCGCCTGCTTTGCCATAGATCACCCCTTTCCAAAACAAGAGAGGGCGAGGCCCGCAGCCTCGCCCAACTCGTTTTTACTTGTATTACCAGCCCCGATTTTCCGGAGCGAGGTTGAAGTCAATAATGTCCTCAAACGACGCTTTCAGTTTCTCGTTGTAGAAGACCGCCGTTAAGATGGAGCACTCCCCCAGGCTGTATGTCTCAATGGCCTTGATCCGCTCGTCCTCCAGGACGGCGCCTGTGTCCCGCTCCATGATCTGGTACACCCTGGAAAGGATGGAGTTGTGGGTGCGCCCCAGCTTTGCCGACAGCAGGTCCAGCTTCTCGTTCACCGTCCTCAGCCACCGCCGCCGGGCCGCAATACCCGGGACCCGGTCGCTCACAGAGAGCTGCGGGGTCGAGGAGGGCGGCAGTGCGGCGGGTGCCTCGTTCTCCCGGGACAGCAGTGCCTCCACCTGCTCCGACAGAAGCTGGACGGCGGCGGTCAGGTCCTGCAAAGTCTTGGCTGGTGCCATGTAGCCGCCGGTCCTGCGGATAGCAGGCAGGACCTCGCCCGTCACCCAGCGCTTGAACTTCTTCGCGCCGGGGAGCTTGCTGGAGAGGATCAGGCTGTAGAGACCGGATTC